TACCACGGACAGCAACTTTGCAGGCACACAGTCGGGTGAAGCAATGAAATATAAGCTCATGGCGTCTGATAACTATCGAAGCAAACAAGAATTGCTCTTTGAAAAAGGCCTTATGCGTCGTTTGCGTCTCGCAGTCAATATCTGGAAGATCAAGGGCAATGACTCGGACAATTATAGCCTTATCAATCAGACAAGCGTTGTCTTTACGCCGAATATTCCACAGAATGACGCTGAGATCGTGGCGATGGCGAAAAACTTATACGGCGTGGTGAGTGAACAAACGATTTTCGAAATGCTCGAGCAAGTGACCGGGGTCAATGCTGAGGCTGAGCTAAAACGTATGAAAGAAGAGACGGAAAAAGCGCTTGAAATGCTCCCACGAATCGAGCCACAAGGCGACGAGGTAGCGACAGATGAAGAAACTGAAGCTAAACAACCATGAGGAATACTGGGAAGCACGCGCCCGTGAGATATTCGAATACGTTGACCGAAAAGATATAGACTTTTTCGCTGAGCTAGAAAAAACTTACCGCAACGAGGCGGTGAGGTTACAAAAGTCGTTGTTTGACTTTTACACAAAGTACGCTGAAGATCATGAACTCACTTACCAAGACACAACGAAGCGCCTTCGAGGTGAGGATCTTAGCGACTATGTGGACAATGCGACGTTATACCGCGAGCAAGCCGAAAAGGATCCAGAGCTATTGAAGCGACTGAACCAACAATACGCGTCAGCTCGAGCGATCAGAATCGAGGCTTTGCAGCTGGAAGCTATCCACAGGCTCGGGGTGCTCACAGGAGCGCTTCATAAGAGCTTCGAGAGGTATTTATTCAACGTTGCCGAATACGCGTACAGAAAGGCTATGGGAGGTCGTACAGGCGCAGTCAATCGTCCAGCGTTTGAAGAGATTATCAAGACGCCGTTCAATGGCCGGAACTATTCCGAGCAACTTTGGGGCAATACCGACAGCCTCGCGCAAAAACTGAAAGAGGTATTCAAGCAAGGCTTTATACGTGGGGACAGCCCGCAAGATATGGCCCGCGAGATACGGAAAGAGTTCAACGTGGCACGGTCGCGAGCTGAAACATTGGTAAGGACCGACGCGACAGCCGTCATAAATCGGGCCACTATCAAGCGTTACCAGAAAGCCGGGCTTGAATATTATAGAATCTTGGTCGTGCTAGATGATCGGACAACTCAAATTTGCCGGCGAATCGCACAGGAAGACAAACTCTATAAACTAGAGGACGCACAAGTTGGGGTGAATATGCCCCCGTTCCATTACAATTGCCGGTCTACGATCATGCCGGACGCGGGAGAAATAGAAGAGGAGGGCACAAGTGATTAATATCTGGGATATGGTATCTTACACAGCGGGCCTTTTCTGCTTTGCCTTTCTGGTGGTGGCAGGTTGGGCCGTACTCGCTGGAATGATCGAAGGTATCATAAAAAGCATTAAACAGTCACGAGGTGACAAGGATCAGTGATCGGAGGTGATCCGGTATCTTGACAAGCGGGAATAGACCGCTTTTTTTATTGTCCAGACTATGCGGAGGACGTTAAAAGCTGCATTGTTTCGCCGCCGGGCGTAAAGCGAGAAAATCGATTGACGGCGTAACCGTCGGAGGAAAAATATGTCAGAAAATACACAAGCAGTTGAGACTGAAGCTATTGAGCAAGACGTCACTCAAGAAGAACAAGTCGAAACCAAGCAGGAAAAGGCAGAACGTACCTTTACAAGCGCTGAGTTTGGAAAAGCAATCGCAGCCGAAGTTGCCAAAGCACGGGCAAGCTGGGAAGCTGAGCAAGCCGAAGCAATCGAAAAGGCTAAAAGCGAAGGCGAACGCCTCGCGAAGCTGACCAAAGATGAACGCGCGAAAGAAGAGGAAGCAAAACGAATCCAAGCGATCGAAGAACGCGAGCGAGCTCTTGCAATTAAAGAAATGCGTGTGGCCACTCAAACGCTATTAAGCGAAGAAGGACTTCCGGGAGAGTTTATCGATTTTGTGATCGATGAAACAGCCGAAGCCACAAAAGAGAAGATCGGCACTTTGCGACAAATCTTTGATAAAGCAGTAGAAGGGCGCGTCGATGAACGTTTGACCCAGAAAGCACCTCGCAAGGGTACGGGCCCAGTATCTATGACGAAAGCAGAGATCATGGCTATTGAAAACGACGAAGAGCGTCAAGCGATGATCGCTGCAAACATTGGACTATTTAAAAATTAGAAAGGGCTATTAAAATATGGCTGAAACAAAACTTACAACCATGAATGACTTGGGCGAAATCAAATCAATCGATTTTGTCAATAAGTTTTCTAAAAATATCAATGACTTACTTCGACTTTTGGGAGTTACACGTCGCCAAGAGTTGACAAATGACTTGAAGATCCAAACTTACAAATGGACCGCGGACGTTGACACAACTAAAACCGCTGAAGGTGAAACAATTCCGCTTTCTAAAATGACACGCGCGAAGGACCAAGAATACACGGTAGAATGGTTCAAGAAACGCCGCGCTGTATCAGCGGAAGCTATCGCTCGTCATGGTGCGTCACGCGCTATCACAGAAGCAGATACACGCTTGCTTCGCGAAATTCAAAACGGAATCAAAGACGACTTCCTCGCTTACCTTAAAAAGACAAAAACTAAAGTCAAAGGAAAAAGCCTTCAACAAGCTCTTGCGAATAGCTGGGGCAAATTGACCACTTTCAACGAGTTCGAAGGATCTCCACTTGTATCTTTCGTAAACCCGCTTGATGTGGCTGAATACCTTGGAAACACAGCGGTAGCGTCTGACGCTTCAAATGTGTTCGGGTTCACACTTCTCCAAAACTTCCTCGGTATGCAAAACGTTATCGTTATGCCTTCATGCCCACAAGGAAAGATCTATACAACAGCCGTTGAAAACCTTGTTTTCGCTTACTTGAATGTGTCTGGTGGAGATCTTGGCGGATTGTTTGCGGACTTCACAGATGAAACAGGTTTGATTGGTGTGGCGCGTGATCGTCACTTGAATAACTTGACTTTCGAGTCAGTATTCTTTGGCGCTAACATTCTTTTCGCTGAAATTCCGGACGGTGTGGTAGAAGCTACAATCGAAGCGCCAGCAGTAGTACCCGGCGGATAATTTAGGAGGTTTGAGCGATGACAGCAATCAATATCGATCAAGTAACGGAAGAGCTTCGTTTGCTGAAAGGTATTCCCAAAGCTGACCAAGAACAAGACGATCTTTTGACCCTAATTGTACGGGATAGCTTCGAGCGTATGATCGCTTACGTCAATCAATTTTCGGACACAGCACTCGAGGAATTGCCCGGTAGCGTGGCTTATATTCTTCGAGACGTTGCCGTCAGTCGCTTCAACCGTCTAAACTCGGAAGGCGCGACAGCGGACAGCGAGGAAGGCCGGAGCTTCACTTGGGAGTCTAGCTATCTAACAGATGAACATAAGGCTGTATTGAAAGGCCTTGCGGTCAAACATCGGGCCCGCGGAATCGCTCGATTCGTTTAAAGGGGGCGCGTGTATGATCTATAACGAACGCGTAACTTTGATCTTTGAGGAAGAGCCGGAGGACGAATTGCTTGAGAACACAGAAACAAAGAAGAGTTCCCCGGTCCCTTGTATGCGAAATTCATTGTCTAGTTATGAGATGATGGGACTCTTTGGTAAGTATGATTTTGATTCGTTCAAGTTGCATTTACAGGGCACGTATAAGGGCTTCTCGGAAGTGATTTACAATGGCCAGCGCCTCAAGATCAAGGGCAAGAAATATCATCATAATAGCACGGTTATTTACTTATGAGTTTTTCGTATACAGTAAAAGGCTTGGACAAGTTCATTCGGAAGGTCCAAAACAAGCCGCGGGAAGCGCGTCGGGCTGTATCGGCAGAATTGCAACGATCGGCCTTGCGTGTGGAACGAAAAGCCAAAATGAAAGCGGCAGTCGATACCGGATTCATGCGAAACGGAATCTTTGTTGCACGGGTCGGTATGTTACGTTATAAGGTAACGTCTCCCGCTGGTTATTCGGTCTATGTGGAACTTGGAACCCGGAAGATGAAGGCCCAGCCGTTCCTTGGTCCAGCCGTTAAGGAAGAAAGCGAAGTTTTATTTAAAAACCTTCGTAAAATGTTTAGGAGGTGATTCATGGCAAACGAAACGCCTTCAGTTCAAATGCTCGCAGATTTACGCGAAAAATTAAAACCGCTCAATATTCCGATCAAATTTAAGCTACCAAAACAAGACACACTCGAGCCGTTTCTTGTGATTGGGCAATCTAGTTCGGATACGTCAAAAACAGCTCAAACGGGGCTTATAATCGAGGATATGAGTGTACAGATTGACATCTTCTTACCGGGCACGGAAAGCCGGGCCGGGGTCGAGAAGATCAAATCTGAGGCCCTTCGAAGGATCGGCCACAATCGCAATGTAAACGCGAGCGTACTCTTAGACGATACGATAGGCCGAGAAGTCTACCATATCGTTATTGCACTAACAGATACAATTTTTTAAAAAGGAGCACTTTATAAATGGGTGAAGCTGAAGATAAAGCAAAAATTAAAATTACGATTGCAAAGCCGATCGTAGGTAAGAAAGTATTTTATTTCATTCAATCAATCCACGCTGAAAAAGGTAACGGAGCAATGCTTCCAGCCTATCGTACAGATGGTACGACAACTATGGGTGGTGAATACATTGACGAACAAACTCAACAAGGGCGCTTGCTTGAGAAATCAACAGATGAGCACTCAATCGAGTTGACTCAATATCTCGCGCCTAAAGATCCGTCAGTTCAAGTCATTCTTGACGCACAAAAAACAGGGGAATCTGTAAAAATCTGGCGCGTTATCGTTGACGAGTCAGTTAAAGATACTTCAACCGGGAAAGATACTTATCCAGCACAGTTTGGATATGGTAAGATCACAGACGACGTAGAATTTACTGACGCAATTGATGGATTCGTCGAGTTGAACTATACAGTGGGTATCGTTGGCCGTCTTCGTGATGGTAAATTCCCACTTTCAGCGGACGAAATCGCAATGTTGAACGACGTTTACGAGTATCAAAATCCGGGCGAAACAACAGGCGACTATAACAATATCACACGCTAATTTTTCAAGCAAAGGGGCTTCGATCGCCCTTTTGCTTTTATTTTTTTGACAAAAAGGAGTTATTCAATGGAATTTTCAGTCGGAAGCCGCGCAATCGAGATCAAATTTGATTATATGACAATGTACAAGGTCAATCGTGATCTTGGATCTCAAGGACCAGATGGAACACGTAACGAAGACGGCGTAGGAGCTCTATTCCTTCGAGTTGTGGATCGTAACGATTCGGCTCTTGTGGATCTTATCAAGCTATGCGCGAGCAAGAAAGCGAAAGCCGTAAGCGACGAAGAAGCTATCAAGGCAATCGCGGACAAAATGGAAGATCTCGGAGCAGAAAGCACAGAGCCACTTTTTGAAGCATTGGAAGAAGAGATGGTCGATTCTGGTTTTTTCAAAGAGAAAGTTTCGAAATACTTAGAAAATCTCGAGCTGGGCTTGAAGTATCTCAAGGCCAAAGCAGAAACAGCGGAAGACAAGGCACAAGCGGAACTTCAGATCGAACAGACGGAGGCGCAAATTGGGCGCTTGAGAAACGCAATCTCTTAATAGAATGTGCGCGTTTGGGTCTAATGGATCCGAATATTATTTTTTCATGTACAAAGAACGAGCTCGACGCAATTCGCGAGGGCCTTTACTATCGAGCGATTGAGGAACGGGAAAACCTCGTCGAGCTTGCTTTTAATCTTCGCTATACGTTGAACGCTAAAAAAGCGGACTTTGGCAAGTTGAGCAAGAAAAAGGATCGTGAGAAAGTGCGTCGTCTATTCAGACAGCGCGAAGAGCGCGAAAGCTCTCAAGGTATGCTCGAGAAGATCGAGCGTCTTAATGAACATTTCAGAAATAGATAGATAGGAGGTGGGGCGATGGCGTTTGACGGATCAATAGAAGCGATTATCGGCGCGGATTTAACCGGGTATGAAAAAGCAATGAGCGAAGTCGTGAGTTCGACGCGTAAAGCATTTCAAAACGCGGCACAAGAAGCGTCAAAGAGCGCGAATCAAATGATTCGTGAAGTCGGTCAGCTTATGAACCGACTCGCAAACAGCAACCAGAATATCGGATCCAAGATCGGCCAAGGGTTGACCGGTGGATTCAAAATCGCCCTCGGAGAGCTACAGCGTATCTCTTCAAACATCGGCGCAAAATTACCTGACCCCATACGGAAAGCATTTACTCGCGTTTCGGCTGATATTAAATCAGTCTTAGGAGCGATGAAAAATGACGTTGCTACCCTTGGGGCCGGCATTAACTCGAAAATTAAAAAGGCTTTTGATTTTGATATTTCAAAAGCGATCAAATCGCCAAAGAGTGCTTTTGCTGAAATGGCAAACAGCGTCGACTCTATGGCAAGCCGGATCAGCTCCAAAGTCCATAGTATAGGATCGGTTTTTACTAATTCGGCAAACAATATGTCCGGATCGTATAAGACGGCCTTTGGTGCGATTGGGGACTCTATGGCACGGCTCGAAGCTCGGATTCAGTCAACGGCTGGAAACATTACGAGCGCGCTTGGTCAAAAGGTATTGAACCCGATCAACTCTTCATGGTCCAGTATGTTTTCAAACTTGACCAGCAAGGCGAACAGCTTCGCGGATCGAGTTCAAAACTCTTTCGGTGGTAAGATCCTTTCTTCCGTCAACAATCTCGCGAGCAACGTAAGCGGACGACTCGGGAACGCGTTTCAGACGACAGGTCAAAAGGCAGTAGGAGCCTTGACTGGGATTGTAAACCATACAAATCAAGCGGCGAGCGCGTCAACTAACCTAGTGAAGCAGGTTTTAGGTGTGGCTGCTGCTTATAAACTCTTTGATCTTGGTAAACAAGCAATCAAGAGCACTGTTTCAAAGGCTGCTGAGTTTGAAGCCAAAATGAGTAACATTAAGGCCGTAACGGGTGAGAGCGCGGAGACGATGAAGAAATTCAACGACGCCGCTATTAAAGCCGGAGCAGATACAGCCTTCAGCGCCGCGGACGCCGCGGACGCAATCGGCGAGCTTGCCAAAGCCGGGGTATCGACGAAAGATATCCTAAACGGTGGGCTTACCGCGTCCCTTAACTTGGCCACGGCTGGGGAATTGGACTTGAAAGAAGCGGCTGAGATCACGTCGACAGCGCTAAACGCGTTTAAACGTGACGGAATGACAGCCACACAAGCGGCAAACCAACTCGCGGGAGCTGCTAACGCGTCAGCGACAGACGTTCACGAGTTGAAATATGGTCTTTCAATGGTCGCTCCGGTAGCGTCTGGGCTTGGTTTATCGTTCCGCGATACCACAAACGCCCTCGCAGTCTTTGCTCAAAACGGACTTAAGGGCTCCGACGCCGGAACGTCTCTTAAAACTATGCTTATGAATCTGCAACCGCAGACGAAAGCACAAACGAACATGATGAAAGAACTCGGTATCATTACGGCCGACGGCTCGAACCAGTTCTTTACGGCAGAAGGTAAGATCAAGTCGTTCGCTGAGATTTCTCAAGTTTTGAAAGATAAACTCGGGGGACTTACCGACGCTGAAAAACAAATGGCCTTGAAAACCATGTTCGGTACCGACGCAGTGCGCGCTGCAACTATCGCGATGAACGAGGGAGCAGATGGCGCTAACAATATGCAAGCAGCTATCGACAAGGTATCAGCGGCGCAAGTAGCGGCTGAAAAGCTGAATAACTTAAAAGGGGCCGTCGAGGCTTTGAGTGGATCTTGGGAAACACTTCAAATTCAAGTCGGAACGGCAGTCCTTCCAGTCCTTACGACACTCGTCAAATGGATTGATAAGCTAGTTGATAAAATATCCAACTCACAAGGGCTACAAAAATTTCTCGACGCTTTGAACTCGTTAAACCCGGCATTAGATCAGTTTTTAAACGGAACTAAAATGTCAGACGAGCAAGCGAATAAGTTTAAAAATACTATGCAAGCTGTCCAACCAGCCGTGACAGCCCTCATTGGTGCGTTTGCGTTTGGCCCAGCGGTCCGCGGACTAACTTCGCTTACTGGTGTTATGGGCATGGTCGCAAGTAAGACGCTGGCCCTTGGATCAGTCGCGTCAAGTGCATTTAGCACGGCCGGAGGCTTCATTTCGAGCTTCGCTGGTAAGGTCGCAGGTATTCCAGGCGTTCTTGGTGGAGCTGCTTTACAAGGCTTATCTGTCCTTAGTATGATGACAAGCGGGATCGCGTCCGTGATGGGAATCGCCCTCGCGTCAATCGGTCCGGCTGCTATTTTGGGGCTTGTCCTCGCTGGTCTTGGTCTGATTAACCAACAATTCGGGCAACAGATCGATCAGTTGATTACCTTGGTAACAACTAAAGGGCCGATGATTATTCAAAACCTTGTAAACGGGATCACTAGTCAATTACCGAGCCTGATCGCTTCCGGTGCTGATCTGGTGGCCAAACTCGCGCAAGGTTTTGCGACAATGTTCCCAGTGATCGTTGACGCTGGGGTTCAGTTGATCGGTAGCCTCGTTCAAGGCGTGGGCCAAAATGCGGGCTCGCTTATTTCGTCGGCAATAACCGCCATCGGATCATTCGTCGATACATTGCTTCAAGCATTACCACGATTGATCTCAATTGGTATGGAATTACTCCTCAACTTGACGAAGGGGAATCTCCAAGCTATGCCGCAATATCTCGCGACAGTTCAACAAATTGCGACAAACTTTATCACAAGCTTGCAAGCAAACTTCCCTTCCATCCTTGAACAAGGGATTCAAATTTTGATGAATCTCGTCCAAGGTTTCATTCAAGCGTTTCCGGCAATCATCCAAATTGCGACACAAGTCATTGTCGGATTCATGCAAACGATCCTGTCGAACTTACCAACGATCTTACAAGGTGGTATTCAATTAATTGTAACCCTCGTTCAAGGGATCATTAGTTCATTACCACAGATCGCTCAAAGCGCAGTACAGATCATCGGTCAGATGATTCGTGGGTTCGCTCAAGCCTTGCCACAACTTCTTATGGCAGGGGTTCAATTAGTCGTACAGCTCGCACTTGCGATCGTTAAAGGCTTGCCGAATATCGTTTCGGCTGCTTGGGAGATCATTAAGGGCTTCGGTGAAGCCTTACTTAATTTCATTCCGAACGCTTTGAAAGCCGTCGCGGACGCGATCGGTAACTTCTTCGGTGGTATCTGGGACTGGATCACTGGTAAGTCGGACGAAGGCGGTAAGAAAACCGAAGAATCGATCAATAATACCGCCGAACATATCAAGACGAAGAGCTCGGAAACGACAACACAGTTAAGTACTGACGCTTCAACCGCTAGTACCAACGTTTCGACGTCATACGATCAGATGAGCGCGAACACGATCGCGTCAACGTCTAACATGAGCCTTGGCGTTACGGCTAATATGTCTCAAATGTCCACAAATGCGATGGACAGCACAACTCAGTTGCAACAGAACGCCTCGACGAACTTCGGACAGTTGAATACTAACGGGACTATGAATATGCAACAGCTTGCTGCAAATGCTGACGCTTCATTTAACCAAATGAACGCGAACGCCCTCGCTCAAACTGGACAGATGAATACAGGCGTAACGAGTAATATCGGCCAGTTGAACGCGAATGCAAGTAATGAGTTGAATCAGTTATTCAACAACGCGAACGCAAGCACGACGGGAGTCAATACGGCTGCAACCACGAACGCGCAACAGGCAAGCGCGAATGTTGTAAGCAACTTCCAACAAATGCAAGTGGGAGCGACGAGCGCTACAAACGCGATGGCAATCAGTGCTCAAACAGATTTTGATAAGATGGCCCAACAGGCCGAGCAATCGAGCTCGAAAATGTCGCAATCTATCACGACTAATTATCAAAATATGCAAAATACTGTTACAAGTGAAATGAACGCAACAGCTCAAGCCGTTCAATCTGGACTGAACAAAATTTCACAAGCAAGCACACAAGCCGGAAAACAGTTGGAAACGTCATACAAAGCAACTTTCCAAAATGTTACGAATAGCGCAAGAAGTGGTATGCAAACCTTTATTAGTACTATGCAATCAAGCATGACTCGAGCAGTCTCGCTTGCTGGTTCTACTTGCAATCAAATTTCAGCTTCGTTTAGTTTGTTACCAGCATTGCTTCAAATGGTCGGTATCAATGCTGGTATGGGGTTATACAATGGTCTAGCTTCAATGGCAGGGGCGCTTTATGCACTTGCTTACAGTATTGCTTCTAGTATCGCTTCGATTATGCGCTCGGCGTTAAGTATCCATTCGCCATCACGCGTCATGGAAAAAATTGGGGGCTTCACTGGCGAAGGTCTCTATATCGGTATGAAAGACTGGATCGGTGATATCAATTCGATGGCCAAAGAATACGCACAAGCTATCACAGATCAAGACTATCAGACTAACAGTGTATTGACCACAAGCGCGAGCGTGACAAGCTCGGGTGTTCGTTCATCTCTTGAGGACTTGAGCGATGAGGTTAAAAATTCGCAACTTTCGAACCAAAAATTCGAAGTACATAACGAGATTGTGGGAGACAAGATCTATACTACGATCAAAGAGAAAGACGCGAGAGAGAAAACGCTGGACGCTTATTTCGCGTAAGGGGGAACGATGGACTTACTAATTGACAAAGACGGCCAAAGTCAGAAACTTTCTGACCTTGGCCTTTACAATATCACGGTCGAAGATTCGTCCTCGGCCGTGGAATTATCAAGGCGTACTGTTAAGGGGCGCAATGGCTATATTTTCGACGGCTTGACCTATACAGAAAAGAAAATCTCAGTCACAGCTAGACTTTCAGCGGGATCAATGGAGGACTTTTTAAATAAAAAAGATGAATTGACTCGCTGGGTCTTGGGTGACGATAGCTTCTATATTACGAAGTTGTACCAAAATGTTACTAATATTTACGATTTTCAGACTCCGGGCCAAACGACGGGCGATCTAAACCTTACCCAGTTACCACACAAAAACTGGAAATATCGTTATAACGTCGTGGGAGATGGCCAAATTGATTTTGATTTTATCGGCAATTCGGAAGCTGGAATCAAGTACAATGTTTCATTTTCATTCGTGACAGCCGAGCTCCCGTATGGCGAGACGGTCCCGAGGGATCTCGCACTTACGACGAACAGCTTTCCATACAACGGTACGGCACCGCTTAGCCAGCTAGAAGTTCCGTTTGTCGTTGAGTTGACCGCGAACGCTGATAACACTGATTTCTTTCTTGAAATTGACGGCCGGCGGTTTACTTACCGGCACACAGAAACGCCTTTAAGATCAGGCCAAAAGCTCCTTTTGAAAGGCGTCGAGACGGCGATCTATCAAGGACCAACGACGCAAGACTTAAACGTCAACAACCGGACGAATTACGAATATTTCGTTATTCGGCCAAAGCCTAACCGGTCGATCAATTGGTTCACTAATTTTAAGGGGACCGTCAAGATCCTCGGGTTTAAAGAATTATATCGTTAGAGAGGGGGTGGACTTTTGATTACTTTTTACGACGAAACGGGCAAAGGATACGGCGCCCAAGTCGAGCTAAAAACTAAAAACGCGGTAAATGGTGAGCGATCGATCTCGGGAACAATTGTATCTAATAAGCAAGTTCTTTCACGACTCGATCGCGGGTGGAGCTTTACCTTCGATGGCGAGCTCTATAAGATCATTTACGCCAAGCCGAAAGACGAAGGGAAAAACATTTCGCTATCGTTTGACGCGGTCCACCAGTTCTTCTACGATTTCGAGCACTCGAACTGTTACAAAGAGTTTAACGGATCGAATCGCTTCGAAGTTTATATCGAGGAGATCTTCAAAAATAGTGGCTATCGGTACGTGATCGAGGCGCAAGCCGGGGCAATTCGGAAAGAGAATTTCGGTAACGCGAGCCGGCTTAAAATGTTTAAAGATATCATTAAAGCAGCAGGCCTCGAGTTTTCGGTGACTGGTAAGGTCGTTCGAATTTTGAAAAAGGTAGGAACGGATCTTTCGACAGTCGTCCGGAAAAATTTCAACATGAACGAGCTTACGATCGAAAAAAATATCGGCAATTTTATAACCTATAAAAAGGGCCTTGGGGCGTGGAAAGATGAAAACAACCACGACGCAGGCCGATATACGTCTGAATACGAGAGCCCACTTGCTCAGATCTATGGCCGGATTGAGGGCGAACCCGTAACAGATGAACGTTACAAAGAGACTGGTAAGCTCTTAGAAAGGCTAAAAAAAGAAGTCGACGAATCCTATTCGATCTCGGTACAACTTGGCATGGAAGATCTTACGCAAGCCGGTTATAAGTACACACGGCCTCGCGCTGGTGACTATATCATGGCTATTAATGAGACGATAGGCTTCCGCGAGAAGATTCGTATCGTGTCATACGAAAGTTCTTATGACGTAACAGGCCGGCTATTGTCCCATAAGGTAACGTGTAACGATATCGGGACCGTACAGAAAGCGATCACATCGGAAGGCTCGATCATGCGAAGCGTGTCAGAGTCTAAAGAGTACGCTGAAGGAGCTCTTGAGGTGGCTACACGGGCGCTTGTCTCCGCAAACGGCAAGAATACCAACTATTACGGAGCCACGAAGCCCAAGGACGAGCCACGAGGGACGCTCCATGAAGGAGATCTCTTATACTTGACCGTGGGCGAGGAAACAGAACTCTATTATTGGTCAGGTACGGAATGGCTTCCAAAGATCCTTAAAGTCGATACAACGAAACTCGAAAAGCTATTCAACGACACGCAAGTATCAACGAACCAAGCGATCGCACAAGCAAACGCAAAGGCAGAAGAGGCCCTCAAGAAAGCCGGTACGCTACCAGATATGCCCACGTTATCCGAGCAGATCAAACAGCAGATCTTATCGAGTCCAGACTTAAATCGAAAAGTCACGGAAAGCCTCAATCAGACTGACAGCGGGGTTATCTATAGTAAGATATACCAAAATATCAAAACCGACTTCGTCGAGCAAAATGATATTAACCAAGTCTTGACTAGTTTTAGCGATGAACTTCAAGCTCAAGTTGTAGAATTTAACAAACTCACAGAATCGAACAAGCTCTACGAACGTATCATTGGCAAGTCCGAAACAGACGCACCAGATAAGCTATCACGGCTTGTCATGAGCAGTCAGATCTTTCAGACTGAGGTCGGACAGTATGTCAATACCAATGGGGCTAACCTGCTAAATGGATCTAAAGGCCCGTTTAAACCAGACAAGAAGCCAGCTAACTTTGATAACAACATTCTGTATGTAGGAAATACGTCTATTTACATGGAACAGGGGCAGGAATACACCATTTCTGCTAAAACAGACGGAAACTTTACAGCCCATCACGATGGACTTAAAGAATCCGATAACGTAGTTCTTTGGATTATGGACAAGGATGTCAGAAATTATCAGATCGTGTCAGATCTGAAGACTGGCACGACTGGGACTAAAATTACTTGGAATAAACCTTCCGGGACTTATCACTTGCGCGTGAACACGTATCGCAAAGATCCGGATAAGCTAAAATCGGTTTGGAATGTCAAAATCGAAAAAGGATCAATCAAGTCGGATTACACGTTATCGCTAACAGACCAACTCAAAGCTGATCCATTGATCGAAGCCACACGCACACAAATGACACAACTTGCGGGATCGTGGGCCGTAAAAAATCTTAACAGTAACGGTGATGTGCTGAACTCTATCAACGTACTGGCAGACGGTACGAACCGAATAGACGGACGGTTAACGCATATCACAGGCCAGACCGTTATTGACGAAGCAGTCATCGATTCCGCAAATCTAAAAAAAGTTTCAGCTAGTAAATTGTCTGGTGGTGAGGCTGACTTCGCTAAAATGACCGTAGTCAATTTTGACGCGAAGAACGTGACATCTGGGACGTTCACGGGTCTTACATTTAAGGGAGGATTGATCGAATCGCTAGATGGATCAATCAGTATCAACTTAGCGAACAATACCTTTGCATTTAATAACAATGCGATGATCGAGTTTCGAAACAAAAATAACGCGATCTATAGACGCAGAAATACCCATACAGGGTTCATCCACATGGCCGATATGAATTACAAGGGTGTAGAGGGGCTTTATGCGTCGATCGGGGTTACTTCTTCCGGTGATGGAATAAATAGTAATTCTAGCGGTCGTTTTGTTGGGGCTCGCTTTTTCCGCATGGCTCACGGATTGCAACACGAAGCCGTTATTGACCAAGCCGAATTTTATGGTGACGCGATATTATTCAGGGACGATTTTACAATCCCTCGTGGTATCGATATCCGTCCAGATCTATTGGATAAAGTCTACTCTATTAATAGCATGATTGCCGATATCAAGGCACTTTGGGCTTGCTGGGGACATTTGAACAATGTACCAGAAATCACACACCCGAATTTTACAACTGCTGTTAAGAATACAATGCGTGAAAGGAAAATCTATTGATGAACGAACAAACATATCAACGAACTTTAAACAAAATCAGCTTTAAACTAGCAAATTCGGAAATGGTATCAGCGCAATACGAAGCACTCTACGAAGAATCTCAAGAGCAATGCAAGCAAGCCAACGACTTGCTAGCTAAGTTTAACAAGGTTTTAGAGAGCGATCCAGCACTCAAAGAGTTGTTTGATGAGGCTTCTCAAAAATTGGAAGAAGGTAAATAATGACATTTAAAGTAGTAAATAAATACTTACAAGAAACAAACAAAACTTTTGTCGCAATCCGGCAAGACGCACCATATACGGCCTTTGACCGTGTGTTAATCGGTGATCGCACTAACGAATCAGATGATTCGCTAATCGAAGCGGTATTAGGTCAGATCGCTACAGAGTTTAACCCAGCAGACGGAGTGAAGAAGTTACAAGAAGATTTGCACGTACAAGCTGAAAACTACGAGCAGAAACTTGCTGAGAAAGATACTAAAATCGCAGAAGTTAAAGCAGTAGCAGATTGGGCAGTATTGGCCCGTGTGACTGATACGGAGAACCCATTAGACCCAACAATCTACAAGCGTGGTCTTGAATTGATTGACCTTGGGGAATCTGGCAAGACTTACAAATCGCAAGAAATCTTCGCGATTGAAGATAGTACATACAATGCCTTGTATGGCGAGGGTAATCGTGTTATGGTACAAGTCAATAGTGACTTTACTTACAACGGTGAAACCCTTGACCAACTTGCAAGCCTTGAACGAAATGGGAAACTTGCAGTCTGGAAGTGGACGAAGCCAAAAGAGGATACAGATCTGGACACTCAACCCGTCCAGTAAGCTAGTGATTTAATGGGGAGGTGGTAAAATTGGACCTATTAACACTAGTTGACAAATTGACTCCCGTTTTAGTCGTTATCATTCCAAGTTACTTTTCCTTTAAAAGTACAAAAACTTCCAAAGAAGCTGACAAACGTCTTGAGGACCTATCTAATAAGATAGACATCCTCGAGAAGTCAGTCTCAAGCGTGGAAGACATCGGAAAAGATAATCAGCGGAATTTGACAATTATCGGGAAAGGCTTACAACGGCTTCAACGTTTTCGATTGCAGGAGAATTTGAAAAACGCGTTAAAACGTGGACACACTAACCAGCATGAGATCGAGGAGCTATCGAAATTATACGAGAGTTACGTAGAATTGGGCGGTAACGGAGCTATTAAAGTGCTTTTTGAGCGCTTTTTGGAATTAAACATAGAAGAGGACAAATAACATGGATCAAATTACAAGCATTATCACGTCGTCAGCGATGAGCATTTTAGTTGTATTAACCGGGATCGTGGTTCAAGCGATCAAAAAATACTTACTTATGCGCGGGGGCAAGAAAGCAATCGAGATCGTTGAGATCTTGGCAAAAAACGCGGTCAACGCTACAGAGCAGGTTGCGGATAAATTGGATATTCACGGCAAGGATAAACTCGAGCACGCTAAAACGAGCTTGATCGAGGGCCTTGAGTCTCAAAATATCCACTTGACCAATCAAGAACTCAATACGTTTATCGAGGCAGCAGTCAAACGCGCTAACGAAGAATGGAAGAAATAGAGAGGTCGAACATGAGTGTACAACAATCTATTGTTAACGGTTTTACTAGTCGTCGTGGGCTGATTACCTATTCAATGTTCGGAAGCCGTAACGGTTCAGACGGAACCGGGGACTGTTCGGGTATCATGTCGCAAGTATTAAAGGAAGCCGGAATCAATATCATCGGCCTACCGTCAACAGTTACGCTTGGCCAGCAACTCGCAAACAATGGCTTCTACCGCGTAAGTATCAATCAAAACTGGGACGCACAACCGGCCGATATTATCTTGATGAGCTGGGGTGCTGATATGTCAAGCTCAGGCGGTGCTGGTGGACACGTCGGAGCGATGATCGATGATACATACTTCATTTCTTGCGACTACTCAACTCAAGGAGCAGTCGGACAAGCGATCAATACTTACCCGTGGAACGATTACTATAGCTGGAATAAACCAGCTTATATTGAGGTTTGGCGGTATGCTGACACGGCACCACAGACGAATAACCAAGCGAACACATCCGTACAGCCTCAAGAGAAGGCATACTACGAAGCGAACGAGGTCAAGTATGTTAACGGTATCTGGCAAATCAAATGCGACTATCTCGCGCCGGTGGGATTTGACTGGGTTATCTAATTTTCGGCTCAGTATAAACTAAGTGAACGCA